CCTTTTGAAATAGTTGCTACGCCAACTTCATCCATCCATTCAGGGTAATCTTTCCCCGCAACCCAGTGGGTTGTATCTGCTACTAAATTTCCGTCCATAATTTAAAATATTGATTCGTCCCACTGCAAGTGACCCTTGCTGTAGTTTGTTACTCGATTTGCAAAAAAGTCTGTGTGTTGTTTTCCAGCTGAAAGGCTATCAAACCACTTCATTCTTTTAAGTGCTGTTGGGTCTATTCCATTAACTACACCTTCGTAGCCAAGATCACCCATTTTTGTGTTAACTCTATGTTTAATAAAGCTGATTAGATCATCCTTAGAACATCCTTCAAGATCGCCCATTTCATAAACTTTATCAATAAAATCAAGTTCAAGTTGTAATGAAAGAAGTGCAGCTTCAGTTATTGCTGTTTTGAGCTCCGGAGTGTCGAGCTCAGGGTTTTCCTTGATAAGTGTTCTAAATAGCCAACATCCTGCTTCTGAGTGCATGCTTTCATCCCTAATACTCCATTCAACAATTTGACCCACTCCCTTAAGCTTGTTTCGCAATTTAAAAGACAGTAGTACGGCGAATGATGAAAAGAGGTTAACTCCTTCTGTGAAAGCTGAGAATATAGCAAGTGATTTGGCAATTTCGTGCCAATCTTTTTGATCATTAAAACTATCCCTAACTGACATAAGATTCTCAATCTTAGCCATTGTAGTTTCATCTTCGAGAAATTCTGAAAAGTCATCAAGTCCAAGTTCTTCATTTAATAGTGAATATGCTTCGGCGTGTATTGTTTCCATAGCCCCAAAAGTGGTCGCCATCGCTATGATTTCTGGTTTTCTAAACCATTTTGTAACTAATCCTGTCCAATAGTCATTTACTACTGTTTCAGTTTGGGCAAAGCCCTTTAAGATAGAACCAATTATATTTTTTTCCGTCTCGGTTAAGTTTTGTTTCCAATCATTAATATCACTCATCATTGGTACTTCAGTATGAATCCAATGCGCTTGTTGCTGTTTAAGCCAATAATCAAAAGCTTTGGGGTATTCAAATGGTTTGTAAACAATTCGTTCTTCTTTCAGGTCCTTCTTTGCCATTTTACTTTAAATTTTTTATTAGTGTAGTGATAAATACAGTATATACTGTTAAAAGTTAAAAATATTTTCAGCAGCCCTTTGGAGATTTCTTCTTTCATTTCCTGTAAAGCCAGCTCCGTCAGGACTGTTGGTTTCTTCATTATTTATACGATTGGTAAAATCGATTTTTCCGGTAGATGTGTCCATAAGCGCATTAAATGTTAAACCATCAGCTCCATATCTGTTTTTCATAACGTGAAATCTTCCTGTACCGTTTTCTTTATCTTCTGTTTTTCTTGATAGTGAAAGGGCAAAGTCTGAAATCATAATTTTAGAATAACTTTCAGCGATTTGGTCTCCTTGAATGATATTATCTCGAGCTGCTGATCTATTGCTTTGAGATGCTGTCCAAATTGGGATTTTTAATTCAGTAGCCATACCTCTTAATGAAGTATAGATATCATCTAATCGATCTCGTTTTTCTTTTCCATTTTTAGTGTATAAAAGGTCTGCGTAATCTAACACGATAAGGTCAGGTTCAATACCTTGGCCACGGCATTTATCTATATGCGCTAATATCGTATTTACATTGGCTTTACCCGCCGGATATTGTTTAATATACAATTTCCCTCTCATATTTCCTAATTCTTCTTTAACAGTTGTTTTATGGATTTTAATTTCATTAACTGGTATTTCTGTAAAGAAAGCATCATATCTCTGACCAACATACATGTCAGAAAGTTCAAGAGTATAGTGTAAAACAGTATAACCAAGTTTAACTGCATGGCCCCCTAAGGCAACAAGTGCCCACGATTTACCCCCGCCTGGATTACCTACAAGTAACCCTAAATCACCTGTACCTAAACCACCACTTAATAAACTGTTAATTTCATTCCAAGGTGTTTCTATTGTGTTTCTAGCTTCTTCTTGGTAACGGGCTTCAATTTCGTCCATATAATCGTGGCCAAGATTTTTTTCTACACCGGCTTTAAGGGCATTATCAATAAGGCGGCGAATATCTTCGTAATTTCCTATTTCAAGGAGATCAACTGATGAAAGGAGAGCAGATTTAAGTGTTTGGTTTCGGCAAAAATCAAGGAATGTTTGTTTAACATAATCAAGATCTTGTGATTTAGTAGATTTAAATGTTTCTTTAAGTTGTTCTTTTACGGCAACTTGTTGAATTTCATTACGAATTTTTTCTACTTCAACCTTAAATACCTCCATTGTAGGAGTAGTTCTAAACTCATTAAAATATTCTAAAGTCTTACCTACAATCCATTTATTTGCTTCGTTATCGAAGAAATCAGGCGATACAATATCTGCTACTTGTTGTATAAACTCTCGGTCTTTAACAAGTGTAGATAGTACTTTAACCTGAAAATTATGGCCGTACTGTTCTAACTTACTCATGTGTTATTTTTGCAAGATTATTTAATTTAAGGAAATGTTCCTTTAACCAGATATCTGGGTTTTGTAAATTAGTCCCCATATAATCTTCGTTATATAACATAATAAAATCATTTCGGTGGAGCAAATTTGTTGGGCGAGAAGCCAAATCACTTATTTGAATTTTTAATTGTCCAGACATAATCGGATCTTTAAGTGACATCATCTTTTCGTTAGTTTCTAATTTTACTCGGTTTTCAGCGATTCGTTTATGCATTAAACTATCTTGTGTTGACGCATAGTGTATAAGATAATCTAAATTTATTTCTTTACCTGTAATTTCAGGTATTACTTTAGTCATTTTTTTAGGGCCTAAACCTTTAATACCTTCAAGGTTATCTGATTTATCACCCATTAAACATTTATACATCAAAAAGTTGTGAGCCGGTATTCCATATTCAGTAAATATTTGCTCTTTTGTGTAGTACTTTTTCTTATTTGGTGACCAGACTACAATTCGATCGTTTACTAACTGTAAAAAATCTTGGTCAGCAGACATAATAATTACTTCGTTTTCTAGCATATTTTGTGCGATATACGCAATTACATCGTCTGCCTCAACATTATCCACGCTATAAACATCAATTGGAAGTAACTCAAGGTAACTGAGTAGTCTTCTAAATTGGATTTTCATTGCTTCCTTTTCGTCTTGTAATGAATTAAAAGCATCAAACTTAGTTACACGCTTAGGAGTTCTGTTTGATTTATAGTCTGGGTTAATTTTTCTTCGTCTTTTACTACCTCCAGCTCCATCATAAACAACAACTACCCGAGTCGGTTCCATTTGCCTAATAGCAAGCGCAAGAGATTTCATAAATCCCATAATACCTCCTACGGGTACACCTTTTTCATTCAGTGCACCGTTTACAGCAAATGCTCTTAAAAATATATTTAATCCGTCAATGAGAAGCACCCTGTCATTAGGATGCTTCTCTTCACGGGATATGTTGTTTAAGATATCTTCGAAATTACTCATTTTCAATTATGGTTTCTTCGGGGTCACGATCTAGACCATCCTCCTTTTCGTGACGATACTTCATAATATATTTGTCACAAAGAGCTTCATACAATTCTTCTTTAGCTGTGGGGTGGCTGTCTAACAGATCTCCAAACTCTTTAGCTAAAAACTGGTGAGTTTCTCCATCTGCTGTGGTATACTTGTACCACGCTCCTCCCTGCTTAACAATCTTGTATTCTTTAAGCAATTTTAAGGTACCATAAATGTCGTCAATCCCGGAATCGTAAAAGACGTTATAACGAACTTTTCGGTTAGGTGGGCCTAGGCGGTTTTTAACAACTACGCATTCAACTTCCTGTCCAACTACTTCATCCACACCATTAACTTTCTCTTTAATCTTGCCTACTCCTTTGAGTCGCAAACGAACTGAGGCGTGGAATTGGAGCGCTTTACCTCCTGACGTTGTGTATTGATCTCCAAACGGCATCGCGTTTAGTTTTTGACGTAACTGATTAGTAAATACACACAGGATTTTTTGCTTACCTATTAAATTAGTAATTTTGCGCATTGATTTAGACATGATGATTGCTTTAGCAGTAGCATAACCATCTTTATCATAGTCGGCTGCAGATTCAATTTTAGTGGTTGCGGCGGCTACAGAGTCTACTACAATAGTCACTAGCTTGTTCTTATTTTTTTCGCGAATCTTTACGATGATGTCTTCCATTGCTTCAAAAACATCCTCAATTGTATCAAGAGGGATGTAAAGCATCTTATCAACATCAACTCCTATGGCGGTTAAGAACTGTGCATCTAGTGCTGATTCAGTATCAATATATATTGCCACACCGTCTTGCTTTTGTGTAGAAGCAATTACGTGAGCTGCTAGGAGGGATTTACCACTTTGCTCTAGGCCCGTAATCTCAACAATCTTACTAACAGGTAAACCTCCATTTGGTCTGTTAGAAATCGCCAAATCGAGTGGTGTACACCCTGTAGATACCCAAGATGTAACGTCTGTTGGTGATTCATCCCCACCGTTAAGAAAGTAAGCTACTTTATTGTATTCCTTACTGAATTTTTTATTTAGCGAAATTGCTAGTTCGTCAGTAAGACTTCCCCCGTCTAGGGTCGTATTGTTAGATTTTTTTGCCATATTAACCGAATAAATCGTCTATTTTAGAATCGAGGTCAACCTTTTCTTTTACAGGTGATGTTGCCTCTACTGTTTCCTTCTCTTCACCTGGTGCTAAGTACTTCTGAAGTGATTCCTTCATTTCATCAAATGAGTACTTGTTAAACAAGTCAATAACATTCTTTTGATTTTCAAGAAGTGACTCAACTGTTTCAGCACTATCTGAAAGTGGGGTCTGAACTGGTTTGACACGAACAGTAGTTGTGTCGTACATCTTACCAGTTTCAGCCGCTGGAATAACTTCAACAGTAATATCTCGTCCCTGAGCAATGTCAGTAATGTCACCATAATCTTCATCCATCATAACTCCAAGGAGTTCTTGGTAAACCATTTTACCAAATTCCCAAAAACGTACACCTTTATCTTCCTCACCTCTAACAATTACAGGTGCGAACGTACGCATTTTGGGGTAAAGTTTCTTTGCCAATGCCATATTGTCGGGATCATTGGACTTACGTAGTTGTGATGCAAACTCCAAAATCGGGTCAGACTCATCAAAGTTTGAGAGTGACATCATTCTGGGTTTGTCAATACCGAAGTAGAAATACAATTCAGTAAATGGTATTTCCTTATTGTGCTTATAGGGCACAATACGAATAACTGATTTTTCACCGCTAGGTGGTTTCCAAAAGTTGGCTTTGTAGTCGGATTTTGACTTGCCGTTGGACTTGTTTTGCAAGCGGTCCATGCGCTTTCTAATTTCATCTAGATTCATGACCTTTTAATTTTGGGTAAATATAATACCCTAGATCAGGGAATCCAAATTTTACCAAAAGGCCTTTACAAACAACTAAAATATCTTTCTCCTCTATCACAAAGGATAGTAACTACATTTTTAGCATATCCTTCTTTAATTAGCCTTTCTGCAACTAAAAAATTAGCTGCTGCAGAAAAGCCTACAAATAAGCCATATTGTTTAGCTAATGATTTAGATTTTTTAATTGATTCCTCAGTAGATACAGTTTCAATACGGTCTATATCTTTTAGGTTTACTAAAAATTTACTACCGTCTCCTATACCTTGAATACCATGTAACCCAGGTTCTCCGCCTGACATAACAGGTGATTCAGCAGGTTCTAATGCTATTAATTTACATACTGGGTATCTATTTTTTATAAATTTACCAGCACCCATTATAGTCCCCCCTGTTCCTGTACCTGCTACAAAAGCATCAATAGGTTTATTATAATCAAAATCTTTACAGATTTCCATACCTGTAGTATACCAATGAGATTCTATATTTTGTTCGTTATGAAATTGATTAAAATTAAACCAACCATTATCTTTAGCTAATTTATTTCTAAGCAAAATAGCACCATCAAAATCACCAGCAGGTACCTCTATCAATTCAGCACCAAACGATTTTAACATAACTTTACGTTCAGTACTCATATTAGAAGGCATTACTATAACACATTTAAAACCTAAATTAGCACAAAACATAGCTAATGAAATGCCCATATTACCTGAAGTAGCTTCAATTATAGTATCTCCAGGTTTAAGTTTACCATTACGCATAGCAATTTTTAGAATCCAAGCTACAGGTCTATCTTTTACTGATCCACCTGGATTTAAAAACTCTGCTTTACCCCATAAAGTGCCGTTTGGAAAATCAAACCTTAATAAGGGGGTGTTACCTACTGTATCTAATAACAACATAACCTTTTTCTTTTGATTTTATTCTATTTCAATTATGGTTTTTAATCGTGTTCTAACCTTTTTAAACCCACCAGGGCGAGTTAAAAGAAGGCTGTTACGGAACTTACTCCAGTCTACTTGATACGTAGTATCTAAAACGCCACCATTTAGGTATTTTATTACTTCGTTTAAAGCATTTATGGTATATAAAGTATTAGTTTGTTTTTTTCTATGTACAAGTATAGTGTTTGGTAGTTGTAGGTTATAAACTGGTCCGTCAATATTATAAGTTAACATTGTTTTATCGTCATCTAAGGCAACTAGAACAAAAATCTTATTAAATAATATATCGTGCTCCTCAAGAATTCTATCTACAACTTCATCAACACCCTCGTCTTGGAGAAAAGTGCAGTAAAGTTTATTGTTCATTTTGTATTATTGTAGTATTCTACAATAAATATCAAAGGGCCTCTAAAGAAGAGTATGTACTACCTCGCTTCAATTTAATAGGGAAATCAGACGAAACTATTGACTTAATAGCTTGAAGTGTTTCTTTACCGTCCTCCAACGAAAAATCTATTAGCACAGAGTCATACACATATAAGATAACTTTGCTTTTCTTTCCCTCAAGTAATTTAAATAACCTTGACAACATTGTAAAGTTATATTCCGTTTCAAACGCTTGGATGTAGTAGTTAAATAACTTTTGAGGAGTTATGTTTTTATAGTTATCTTTTAAAAGCTTGCGCCTCGCAATTACAGTTTTAACATACCCTTGTGTGTTAAACTCTCGCCACAATTCGTTGATAAATTGTTGTGCTTTGTTAAAATACTTGTGTTTAAGATATTTTTTATTTATACCGCCGTACATTTGTTGGAAAGTAAGCTCCTTACTTCGCTTGTACATTTCAGCATCTATTTCTTCAGTGTTAAAATACATTTTTGCCATTTGTGTGTGAACAGACTCATTTTTATCTAATTCACCACCTGACAAACGCGCTATAATTCGTGGATGATAACCCTCAAAATCCATTTCAATCAATAAATCGTTGTCTGCTTCAAAGCCGTCTCGTTCACCTGTATCATGTTTTAAAGCTGAGAAATTAACGCTATTAAAGTTGTTTGTAGGACGTCCTGTTGTAGTGCAAAAATTATACCACCCGTATATCTTGGAGTCGTGTATGCTAAATTTTTCATTTATATTAAAATGTTGCTTAAACGTATCATTAATTTTAAAACCTTCACCTACCATTTTGGCTAGTGTGGGTATAAATATTTCGTTATACCACTTGTTTGATTCCTCACTTTTATAGCTACGAATATACGGGTAAATCGCCTCAAATTCGTTAGTCATCGCCTCATAGTGCTTTGCAAGTGGAATGATTTTATTCGCGTTATATGCGCCAAATTTGCGCTCATAAAACGTGTGTGTTCCGGTTTTTGGTAACGCAGGTAGTGGTTCGTTTTTTAGTAAGTAGTATATGCTTTGTATATCCGTATAAGGGAGTGTTGGAATGTATAGTAAGCTTTTTGTTTTTTCCTTAACGAATATGTTCGTATAAGATCGCAAATACTTCATTGGTAGATCAAGCTCAAACCCCTCTGGGTGATTTAGGTTAATCATAAAACCCTTTTCTCTACTAAATGAATAAATGTACAAGGCACAAAGCGATTGTAATTTAGGGTGGGTGTCGTCATTATTTGTAACAAATTGAAGGTAACATTCGTTACCCTCACCTTCGAAGAACCGTTCTAATTGTTCTTGTGTTTCTATAAGGTAGTACATACCCCTAATATACAAAAAAAGTTAGTAAATTCCAAAAAATTTAATACCTACCTCCTTTTCCGGGGGAAGGTGGGTCATTTGGTCCTTTAGTTAGTGATTTTGTAACTTTTACAGTAATAGGATCATTTCCACCATATGAAGGGGAAGATGTAGTTCCTTCAGTGTCTGATGGGGGGTCAAAATCTGTTGAAATATCTTCTGAAGGTTGATTTTGTTGAGTAAGATCTAGTAATTCAGCAGATAGAGAATCCGGATCTATATAAGTAGAAAGATTATTACCCCATTTCCCTTTATATGCTTTACAATGAAATTCGATTTTTACTTTAGCTTCCCACCTACTACAATTCATATTTTTATAAAAAACACAATTACCACAATGTTGGTTTTTAGGAACATTTGGGTTTTCTACAGAATTAGGGTTTTTATTACCTAGTTGATATGCTGCCGGGAGATTTTTATCAATAATGTTTCCATCAATGTATGTTTTTGTGTTGGTATTGATTCTAACTATTCCCCCTTTAATACCATATTCACCTTTATCAAGAAAAACATCACTAAAACCAGGTAAAGAAGGTTCTATTTTTTCTAACATAGTAGTGTTTTCTGTTCTATTATCTTCAGTTAAAGACCATTTAATAAAAAATACTCTATTTAAAATACGATTATATTTACGGTCATTAAAATTTTCATAAACGTCTTTAGAAATTTCTTGATACTCTTTAGTATTTATTCTAACTGAAAAATATCTGATGAAAAAAGAATTATTATAGTCTTCAGCAGTTGGTAGAGGTTTGCTAGATTGGATTTTAATATATGAATCTTGTTTTTTAGTTCTTTCCTTATTTAAAATTTGATAAACTCTATTATTAACGTTATTAGTTAATACGTTTTTGTTTCTAAGTCTTGGAATAAGTTCTAAGGGGCCCTTTAAATCACTTGGGTGGTTGCCTGCAAAGACTCTTCCATCATTTAACCTAATATATTCACCAGTATAGGGCTTGCCAGTCTTTGTACTTCTATAGGTGTCTCCATTAGTATAAAGTACTTTATATTTGTTTTTAGGTAAATAAGCCATTATTCAAAAGATTCATCATCCGAAGGTTTGCTTTCATTTTCTTCGGGGAATTCGGGATTAGTTTCTAATATTTGAATATTCTCGGGACCAACGGCAGAGTCAGCAGTAGCTGCTAATGTGTCAAATCTCATCCAACAATCGTTATTTTTACTCCATTCTGAAATAGAAGCATTATAATTTATTACTCCTCCGTAGGAGAACGCAGATTTAGTTGCGCTACCAACATCTATATAGCTGCTTCTTCTAGACCACCCATTATAAAATTTATCGTCTGCACTTGGGTCAAATTCAAGGTTATACCAAATACTACTTATGCCAGTAGTATCAGATTTTCTGATGTATCTTTTAGTAGTTTTATCGTTAAATTTAACTATTTGTGGGGCCCCTACTGTGGTTTCTTCATCTCCATTAAGACTAATACTATACATGTCTGCTCCTGAAAGTGCTTCTGTTATAACATAATATTCTTCACCATTAATGGTTGTGGTAGTACTTCCATTAATTTTTTCTGGGGTGAAAAATATGGATTCATCTTTTTTTACCCATCTTTCATCTGTTGTGTCAAAATATGCTCCATAAGTTGATGGAAGGAGGCGGACTTTTCCATCTTGAAGAGGAATTTTAGCAATACCGTCTGGGTAGTCTGGGTTATTAGATCTGCCTTTAGCTTTAACAATTCCCAAAAGACGTTCATTGTCTCCTGGGTTCCAAGCTTCAAACAATCCTATAACATTATTAAAACCTTTTATGCCATTATCTATTTCAGGGGAAGATCTTACAGTAGTAAACCCATGTTGTCTTTCTACACGTTTTCCTTTAAATACATTAGGTAGGTCACTAGGGACATCCCAATCATTGTAGATGCCCGGGATCAAAAAGTCTGTAATACTATTATCTTTAATCTTTTTAAGATATACTGATTCACCTGCGGTCGCATCAATAATATCTGTGCCTCTGCTCTGAGTTTCGTCTATATCTGTAGTTTCACTATTATAACTAACCGTGGATTCTTCTGTTAAGAGTCTTTCTTCTGTGAAAGTATTTGTAATATATCCATCAATTTTAATAGGAGATTCTTCGGTTGGGAGGAGAGTCATTTTTCCACTAATTTCAGTAGTCCAGTCCTGTCCATTTGTGATTTTTTGGTCTTCACTAAATACTATAAATCCTATATTGGCTCTAGAATAAGCTCTAGGTAACCTGTCTTTTTGAACTTTAAATAAATTACCAATTACTATTCCTGAAATGCCATCTAAAGTAGCAGAAAATTCAAGGGGTATAACTGAAGTAAAAGTCTGTGCCTTAGATAATGCTTGACTAAGATATGTAGCGTTTGATTGGTATTCTTTAGTGATACCTTTTATATTTCCTTCAAATGAAGGGGTTTTATCATTAGCAATAAGTCTTAAATTTCTAAAAAACCCTAAAACATATTCATTTACTTGTTGTCTTGTTTTGTTTTGCCTTGATATTAATTCGCTTTTTCTATTTCGAATTTGATTTACTGTATTAGTATAATTAGAGGTTGTATCTTTACTTAAGATTCTATTTTTTATAGATCTGTTAAAAGCAGCAAACGTAACACCGTCTATATCTTGGATACTTCTAGGATCTTGTGCTTGTATAGCCACGGTAGCTGACATAGCCTTAGGTACATTACTTGTATATTGAAATTGCCTTAAGATGTTTTTATTACTAAAAGGGATAAATTCATGCAAATCTTTAGGTACTTCACTACCATCTACGGGCAAATCTATAACAAAAACAGTATTGCTTTCTTTATCGTCAGTTAATACAAAATTATGGTTAGGGCATGCTTTATTTACTTCATCCCATATATCAGTTAAAAATTGCCCTAAAGTATAATCTTCTTCATCAGCATTTTTTTCTGCTATATCATTAATCATGTTTATATTAAGAAATATACTACCGATTCTTCTCAATTTATCGTTAGGTTTTAATTTAACAGGATTAGGAGCTATAGGGCCTGTAAAATCAGCAGGGGCTTTTAAAGACTGTCCATCATATTTTAGATCTAACCCTCTATCATAAACTCCTGCTATATAATTTGTGGGAAATAAAGTGGTATCTGGAATATAACCTAGGCTTTCTTTTACTCCAAAGGTATCTACATTACCTCCTTCACTAGCTAGTGTGTTAGTTTCAAATTGTAATGGTAAAATACAAACATTAACATCACAAGAATAATCAATTAAGTTATTTTGATTAGAATCTGTGTAGTCACTTATAGCAGTAAATAGTAGGGGATCTAATCTTGCTGTATTATCTCCTAAATCATATACTCTATCAGATGTTATAAATACTGGGGTATTAGCTTTTTCATCTTTAGTAATTAAATTTTCATTTATTAATGTACAAAAAGCATCCCATCTTATAAAAGATTGGTTGTTTTTACCCCCTACGGGAACTATATAATTAAGAATATCTCCAGGATCTTGTAATTGTAATGTGTTTATTAAATACTGGCCTAAACTGGTTGCTTGATATCTAACTAAATCACCTAAATAAGACCTAAAACGTGCGTTACTATCATAGCCAGATTTTTCAGCGGTCCCCATAGCGGATTCTTTTATCTCATTAAGTTCTTTTTTTCTATCCTTGTCCGCAGCATCATAGGTTTCTGATGAATAGTCAGGAAATATTTCGTTAATTATGTCGTTTTGGCCCTCTGAATCTTTAGCAACATATAATCTTTGACCATCAACTTCCCATTCATTAAATATACTATAGTTATATAAAGATTTGACTAAACCCAATAAACCATTATATCTAGGGAAAATGCCTTGTTCTAGGGCTGTGTTAAATGTGGCTTCATCAACTCTACCTATTTTATTAGAACCAAAATTACTCGAAACCGTAATATTAGATTGTTGTCCATTTACGTCTTCAGACGTAGTTGATAAACTTGTTACTGGATTAACAATAGCTAAGTTAGGTATTTTTAAACTTTCAATTACTTCACCTATAGAGGTTAATTCTGTGTAACAATCAAATCCACCATCTTCTCGAGCTTGGAATCCAAAGTTTTTTACAAAACCTAGCATTCCATCATAGTTACCACAATGATATTCTTTTAGCTTATTAACAGCATTAAATACGTCTTGTTGGGTTATTGAATTAGTATAAAGTAAAGATTTTCCTCCTTCAACTAAAAACATATCTTCTAATAATCTGGTTTCAGTAACTAATTCACCCCCATTATTAATGTAAGGATTCCACCCCCACTCTAGGGTAACCATATAACCTGGCCTCATATAAAGCATTTCTAGCACTTCTAATTGCCTTCTATTATGGCACACAAAGTTAACTTTAGCTTCTCTTAACGAACCATATGCAGATTTAGTTCTAATATTAGCATCTGTAATACCAGGCATAGGAACTATTCCATACCCATCACTTGATGCTTCTGCTCCTATAGCTAAATCACCATAACCTAAATTGGTTCTTTGTCCTTGTCTTGGGAAAGAATCTCTAGGAGTGGTTGCTCTTCTGACTTCTCTTTTTTCATTTCTAGTTCTAGCGAAATCACTTAATACACCCCCTTCTAAAATAAAATTTTGAGATAATGATGCTCCTCTTAAAGCATTAAAACTTTGTTCACCTTCTAATCCACCAATTTCAAGACCAACATTTTCAACATAGTCTACCATAGAGGTCATCCTAAGTATACACTGTTTATTTAAAGTATAATTATAATAAGCTCCACCATGTAGCTCAATTTTATCACCTGTTTGTAAGGTTACAGGTTGTTTAGAATCACGGTTAGTTCTAATTCCCTGATCATTAGTGTTTCCTATAGCAATTAACTCTTCTCGGAGAGATAATTGCTTTCTTACATATGGTCTAAAAGTATCTTTAAAAATGCTCATCTATTATTATTATTAAAATTAATAAATGAGTTTACATATTGAGAAGGGTTAGCAGGTATTCTGATTTGTTCACCTAAAGCAACGTAATAACTGTCTTTACGTAATTTATTAGGATTAGCAGCCAGTATTACCCACCAATATTGGGTATCATTGTAAAACTCATAACTTAAGTTATCTAATCTATCACCATCTTGAGTAATAATGTATATGTCTTCTCTGCTTAAGGGGATTTCAGGTAATATAGTATTTAAATAATACCTTTTACCGCGGGCAGAAATTAAATTCTTTATATCTGTGAAACGTTTCATATAAGTCCTGAGTTAAATGCTTGAGCTAATTGTTGGTTACCAGCTATATTATTAATTGGAGTTGATGGGGGTGCAGGAACTGGAGGTGGTGTTGGTGGGGTAGATGTTTCGGTGTTAGCAGCTATACCATCAGCTCCAAATTGGTCACGATTTTCATCACTACTTTGCCTAGCATATTTTCTATTTTCATTAACCCCAATTTCAGGTAATATAAATGGTGTAGTAGGACTATTTGAAGGAGCAAAGTTGTGTACTGGAGTAAATGCACATTGCACATCTAAGATGTGGGGGTATTCATTTAAATCTCTATCTGCCCCATCCTTATCATATCGAGTTTCCCAAGGATATGCTGTAGCCCAACTTAAGCCTACAGAAGTAAAGAAACCAGGAACTTCATTCATCCAATCTCCTATAGTTAAACGAGAGAAAACACCTCTCATTCTTCTATTTTTATATTCAGGAGCAGTTTGGGATACTAAATAATTTAATTTTCTCCAAAGAGGTTTTTGTTCCCATCTAGTTTGAGTATGAATTTTAAATGAAAAACTAATTTTTCTATCAAACCCAGAATATGTGTAAAAGTTTTCGGCTCTACCATTATATTTGTGACTACTCCAATCACCACTATAATCATCACTTAAACTATCTAAATAAGCCCTAAAAATCATTACATTATCGTTTAGGGGATTTTCAGTATCAACTACAGCGATTCTAAATTTAATGTAATCTTCAAATTCACTACTATAATCTGCAAAATTTTCTCTTTTAAATATATTAGCTGCAGATATTTTATCTACAGTAGATACATTATAAACATTATAAGAATCCTCTTCAGTAGATTCCATTTTAATGCCTGGGTCTCCTAACTTATATAATCCTATTTTAGTTTGTTTAACCTCTTGCCTTCTGTTGGTTTTATTTCTATAATCTACATAACCATCTGCAGGAACGCCCGAATTAGCTTTAGTAGTATTGGGACCTTGTCTTAATTCAAATAAATTTGTGTTAAATAAAGGTAAATATCCTCTATAGGGATCAGCTTTATATCTTTTTATTTCAGTGTCTCCGATTCCAAAGACCGAATGAGGACCCCCAGGATATTTTAATATTAAGTCTTCTCTTTTTACTCCCTTATCTTCAAAACCACCTCCATATACATTAGTATATTTTCCATAAAGAGTAAAATCAGTTTCATTTTCTGAATCCGTTGTACTGTATGCAAGTAATGTAGATTCATATTTGGGGCCCCCCAAATTAGGATCATAGTTAAACCCATTTTCAAATTCAGTATCAAGTAAGCCGTCTTTTCTAAATCTAATTCCCGCGGCTCCAGTACCTGCTGTTAATAATAAGTTAGCAGGGGTTTTTAATCTATTTCGAGGGGGGAGATTTTCTTGTATTTTATCTCTTATATTTGCTATAACTCCTTGCCCTTCTTCACTGCGACTTCCTGGTTTTATAGGTAAAATAGGACCTTTAGGGTTAGTTGCTGCTAAAGCTACTTGAGCGCCCGTCCAAGCTAAACCATTAGGTGATAATAATAATTTTCCTAATCTTTTTAAATCATCTACAACAGAAATCCCTAATGCTACTGCTCCTCCTCTTACAAAATTATCTGTTACTTCTCCTACTAAACCTAAAGCACCGTTAGTTTCTTTTTCTACTGCGGGTAAGTCTTTAATTACTAAAGGTTCATTATCTCCATACCCTAATGAACGTTGGTCAAAGCTTGACCCATCAGGATTTACACCAGTTTCTTCGGCGATTAATAAAAGATTCTTTAACGATATCGCCATGAATCATTAATCAGGAAGATTATTTAAATACTGGGGAGGAGTACTGTTACCATTAGTTAATGGATTATCAAGGTTAGATGGTTGACTAACTCCCCCATAAATTCCCTGATAAGCAGGTCCTACTAATGATGCTCCTGATTGATTTTCAAGAGGACCACTATGTAACTGTGATCCATTAGGAATACCAAAGGGGTAAGCGCCTGTTGTTACACCAGGACCAACGATAGGAAAGTTAGGACCTGTTTGATTTGCCATGTCATTAACAGGGCCATCACCTTGTACTAAGTCGTGAATTGATTTTAAATCTTTAAGTGCCATAATTGTGTTGTTTTGTTATAAATATTAAGCAAATGTAGGACTTGCCTGCATTTCTTGAGCTCCCCCAAGTCCTTTTCTACCATTGCCATTTGAAGCGGCGAATGCATCAAATGTGTTATTAATTATTATAGGTTGTGGTGCTCCTCCACCGCCGCCAAATCCCATTTGCCTTGCTTTATTTAATGGAATTACTGCTTCTGGTTGGCCTGCCTCACCGATACGTGCTATTGTACCTCCTGCTTTAGGTTTTACTATACCACCCTGTGCCATGTTTGTTGCTTTAGCGGCTCCTACAGCAGCACCCATAGCTGCTATACCTGCTAATGCTATAGCAATACCACCAGGTCCAAATTTAGCACTTTCACCAAACCATTTAGCTGTAGACGTTATTATAGTTCTAATTGCTAATAATTTTTGCATTACTAATAAGGCTCCCATAGCGGCTACTATAGCTCCTACAACTCCTGGCATTGAACCTAAATAAGCAGCTACATTAGCAACTGTATCAAGAAGGGGAGTAAATGCTGTTGCTAAATCACCCATAATACCCTGGAACTTTTCGGCTAAAAGATTCATTTTTTCTTGGGCACTTACTTGTTCTAACTTATCTGCTAATTCATCCTTACCTTGGGCTCTTAACTGTTGGGCGTTCATACCCATAGTTTCTTGTTTAAAGAGCATGTCAGATAATTGATCAGAACTCATACCCATCGATTTAGCTAAGGCCTCTTGCTGTAAGGTATTCATTTTAGTAAAGTCACTAAATGAACCCATATTTTTAGCCAATTCGTCAGCTAAGGTTGCTTGATCACCTGCTAATGCTGCGGCTCTTGCTCTTTCAAGGTTGAGTTGTTTACCCGTTAATAATTCGGCTTCTAGTTCTGATTCAATACTTGATTCAAAATCAAGTAATTGTTTACCTGCTGCTGCTAAATCTTCTAATTCTGCACCTAATAATTTAGCTTTTGTAACTGCTTTGGCTATCTCTTCAGGATTTGCCCCTAATTGAGCTCTTAATTGACCTGAAACTTTACCAGAAGCTTCTAATACATCTTTTAAGTTAAGAGCAACTCCTGCTCCTTGTTGTAATTCATATGATGCTGCTAAAGCGTTTTCTTCTACTTCTCTTACAGATTGACCAGAACGTTGAGCTTGAAACGCTAAACTACCAGCAGCTTCTGCAGATAAACCAACTAATTTAGTTAGTTTAGAGGTTGTTTTTAACATTTCACCACTAAACACAACAGCAGTCCCTAATTGAGAATTAAGATCAGCATTAGCTTCTGCTAATCTAGTAGAATTAATAGCTACATCTCCGGATGCTACAGCAACTTTAGCAAATTCCATTTTTAATGAAGCTGCTTCTGCTCTAGATAAATTTAGGTTTCTACCCATTTTAGCAGTTTCTTCATCTGCTTTTAGGAACCCTTGAATTAAACCATCAACTAACCTATTAGCGGTTTTTTGTAATTTAATTTCTGTTTCTTTTAGGAATATTAATTGTCTAGATATCCCTAAATGTTCCATTTTGGTTTTAGCAGCTGCTCCTGCTAATTTACCTATATTCGCGTCTAGCCCTAATTCTTTTAATTTTTCCCTATTTAACCCTTTACCAGTCTTTAGTGATTCTCGTAAAAACTTAAGCTGGTCTAAATCCATGTTTAAAACCCTCTTTTGAAGGTTTTCACGATTTTTTTCACTATCCATAAATTCCTTACTTAAGGAACCAGCATCTTTTTTATTTTTAGTGGTTTTTCTAGTATTTTCTGCTACCTTACCTGTAAGGTCAGCGGAATCGGCTAATTGAGAATTTAATTCATTGACTAAACCACCTAACTCTTTAAACAGCTTTTTTAATTCAGCGGCTGTTTCGTTCATATTATTTAGTTCGTCTTTTTTAGCCATTTTGTAATAGGGGTTGTCCTATATAAATATTAACGCCTTAAGTTTTTTGGTATATTAGGGGTTTTGGGTGTACTATTAGCTACTTGGGCAGATTGCCTCATAGCTTTCTCATGTTCTTCATTTTGTTGTTCATGATGTTCATTTATTTTCCTAATATGATACCTTCTAATGTGTATAGGCATATTATATACTTCAGAATATAGAAATCCCCCCTTGCCCCAGTAAACTAGGTCATGTACTTCATTGTATACAGTAAATTTATACTCAGGAGTCAGGCCAAAAAAACGTGATCCCAATTGGGATCCTAACGCCTTTCACGTCTCCAGCTACATTTTCAAGATCATAAGTTAAGTCTACATCAGGCTGTATTTCTTTGATATATTCCCTTAATGCTCTTGCATCTCTTGCTAATAAGCTGTTTTCTACAAATTGTCTAACTGTTTTACGTTCGTAATCGCCTTCAACAGATAGAATAGTATGTTTTAAACGAGTTGTGTATTCTGAGGAATTATTTTTATTAATTTTTTTTAAGACCTTTAATTTCAGAATCTATCTTTTTCTCGTCAGCGTGGGTTAAAATTTTAAATGTAATAGTTTTTTTAATGGTAGGAAGGGTAAATTCAAATTCATTTTTACCTTTTTCAAACAGGTGTTCTTCTTTCATTAACTTATCGTTAATTTCTGTAAGGTCTACTGTGTGTTCTTCACCATCTAATTCAAATGTATAGTCTTTACCATATCCTAATACACGTGCTGCAATCATAATTGCGTTTTTATCGCCTACAATTAAATCGTTATAGTCAATCGGTGTTACTATAAGGGCCTGTAATAATTTATCGATTACAGTGCCATTTTTAATGTAACTTTCGTTGGTTAAGATATCTTCTTCTTTAGCAGTCATGTACTTCATTTCAAGTACACCTTTAGCTAAAGGGTTGTCTTGGGGGTAAATTAAGCCTTTTGAGGGTAATGTTACCTCTTCAGTAGGGAACATTGGTTTATTTTCTGCCATATTATAACTTATTATATGTTTGCATATACATATGTAAAAAAAAGAGGTGCTTGCGCACCTCTTAATTTATTTTATATTAAAGATATTAGTAGTTCAAAATCGCATAATCCATGGCAATAGTTAAGCTGATTTCCATTGGTGTAGATGAAGTCCAATCACCTGATCCAAACTCAGCATTAGTAACATATGCTCCTTTACAAATCCATTCTTCAACAACATCACCAACTGGTCCTAAGGTATTAAATCTGATGTCTTTTTTATAAAAATCAGAGTAACCATCTCTACCTGTTACTGATTCGTGGTGTAAACGAACCCATTCCATCACTGCTTGTGCTCCTGAAGGAGTTACAGGATCATATAGTGTACAGCTAATAGGAGACCAATCAGACTTACCCTTGACTTTTCTTTTCACGTTAATGTGATCGAGAACTACTTCTTCAGCAGTGTATTTTGGTTTATCTGCTGATTTAATTAAATAAGCAGGAATACCGTCTATATAAAATATAAATCTATTTTGCAGCTTAGGTTCGTAAGCTGTATAGAACATATCATTTGAACTTAATATCGCCATTGTTGTGTTGTTTTGTTATAAATATGTTAAACCTAAATTTTTAGTCGCTAAATGTTGCACCTGTTGGTTGGATTGTGTAATCTAAAATTATAAATTCGGCTGTTTTAGTTGGTTGGATAAATATCTGACCTACTAATTGGTTTCTATCAATAGCTTCAGCTGTATTATTTGTTTCATCCATTACAACTCTAAACGCGAATAAACCTTGTCTTTGTTGGACTGATTCTAAGAATGGGTTTACAGCATTTAAGAATCTATTTCTAGTAACTGTAGTGTTTTGTTCGAATACTAAGTTTTTAGAAGTATCTCCAATAAAGTTTTTAAGAGAGATTAATAATCTTCTTACGTTAATACGGTCTAAAGCACTTGCTTTTTTCTGAAGTGTTTTTTGACCGTAAGCAACTGGACCTACTCTTGGGAAAGTTGCAATTGGATTAACTCTGTTATCATATAATGTATCTCTTAATTTTTGGTTAAGTTTAAATTCTGTTCTTACTACAGGTAATCCACCTCTATTTAAACCAGCAGGTGCAAACCATGGGGCTGCTACTCTATCATTAGCGGCATAAACCCCTTGCATTACTGTAGAAGCAGGCACCCAAACGTTTCTGCTAAGTTCAACTGATGGAACTTGAACCCAAGGCCAATATGTACCCGCAAAGTTTGTATTTTCGCTTCCTGCTTGGCTAGTTACAGTAGTAAGAGCTGCATTATATGGAACTAAATCCATTATAAAGAATACATCTCCCCTTCCTTCGCATAATTCTGTAGCGGTAGCAGTTGCAGCTGAGTAATTTTGTCTATACATTCCTGGGATAGTAATAGTAGCGAATCTATATTCATCAGCATTCTTAAGGATATTTAAGGCTTTAGTATAATCACCCGCTATTAATCCTTGGCTATTTTCTGAATCTATATTATTAAAAGTTAATAATCCCTTACTGTATGATGATCCTACTGGGATGTTAGTTCCAGTACCTCCTTGGAAAGAACCACTAGTAGCAGCTGGTAAGCTATTTTGGTAAGTTACTCCATTTTTATCTGTACCTATAGTACCGTCAGGTAGTAAATAATCAGCAGTTGGAAGGTCAACGTTATGAACGTAAACATATTTTGATTTATTTGGATATTCACCTTCTACTGTAATGAATGTTTGACCTTCAGCATCATAAGTAGATGTAAATTGGTCCCCTACTATTCTAGAAATATAATTATCAGATTTTGGATCTAAACTACATCCTATAAATGTTTCTAATACTACCTTATTTTTAGCATTATCGTCACCTCTTCTAATAGAAAGATTAAATGTACCTGTAGCTGTATTTACACCACTAACTTCCCACCTTAGGTTGTCTTTTGAACCTGATTTTAATCCTCCATCATCAAATAATTCACCAGCGTCTGCGGCACCTGTACTGCCATTAAATATGCTACCTTCGCCTATAGTTTTTAGGGTAAATGCTTTATTACCACTACCATCTAAACCACCTGCTAATGTAAGTGTATCAGTAGAAATAGAACCACCTGAACCGGTTTCAATAGTAATTACGTTACCAGAAGTACCAGCAGCTGAGGCTGTAATAAGTAAACTAGTACCTCCATCATTAGCTTCAATTCCTGCTCCTAAAGCATTTGCTTGTCCTATTTTAGCTACTAATTTATCTATAGATGTATCAGCATCAGAACCTGTACCCACAAAGAATACAGGTGAATTATCAGCAGGAACAGCAGTAGGATCAGAGGCAATAAATCTAAATTCAGTATTACCTACAGTAACTTGAAGTTCATCACCTTCATCTGTAAAGAAGGTAGGAGTAAATAACAATTTACCTTTAGCTTTAGCAGAATCAGAAGCAGCTACACTTGATTTAATATCAGTACTAGTTGCGTTACTCCACGCACTATCAGAACCAGAAGCTACTCTTGTAACTAACATACTATTACCCCCGTTAGCAAAATATTTTTGCACAGCGATAGAAGTAAAAAATTCTAAATTTTCGGAAGCAGAAATAAAAGTTGTCCCGAATTTTTGTTTATAGTCAGCGAAGGAAGTCACAACAGTAGGACGTTCGATGGGTCCTTTTACTGTTGGGCCAACAATTGCTGCACCTACTTCTACTGGGGCAGGTGTTATGAATGATTGATCGGTTTCTCTTTGAAATACTCCCGGAGATACTATTTGTTCGGCCATATCTTGTGTTGTTTATTTGTAATAAATATAGAAAAAAAATGCCAGCAGTTTCCTGCTGGCAATAAATATCGAGGATATTTTAAAAAAATTAATCTTCAGACTTAACAAATGTGCCTTTCTCAAGGTCTACTTGCCCTTTACCATACTTTTCAAACATAGTATTTGACAATTCACTTTCTGTTTTGTATAGATCGTTAAATTGTTCTGCAAGTTCGTTTAATTGGCGTTTGATGTTGTCTTCGGCAATGCCTATTTGTCCTCTTAGAAAGGTAAGTTCACTTGTTTTAGTGCGAAGATCGCTTAATTGTTGAATTTCTTCTTGTGTTAAGTTAACACTTTCGTTGTTTTTTATAGCCATAACTGTTTATTTTTTATATACGTATTAATTAATTTGAGGAAACTGGTTGGATTTTTATTTTAGTATGAGATCCTTGGATTTTAACTTTATAATTTATAGGAGTAGTATTATAAGTAATTCTAAATTCAAGGGATGCTTGATTTTCAAGAGAGTTACCTGCAGGAACAGCTCCCCCATCTGAACCCTGCCCATAAAGTATTACAGCATTATCAGGACTATCATCATTATATCTAAAAATAAATCTTAATTTAGTAAGATCACCAGCTGCATTTTGTTTTAAATTAGCTAAAGTAGCCCCATTAATATTTGATGTATATAATTTAAGGATATCGTGGTTATCTTCAGTATTAAAAATGGTTTCTTCATTATATACAATATTGTATAAACTGGTCGTATCACTACTGTTGGCTTCTCCAGTCCACCCGATTTTAAAGCTATTAGAGTTATCTACTTGAGATGAGTTCCAAGAATATATAAATCTAGTTCTTATATTAGTAACATTATCCCACACGTCAGATAAATTAAAAGTAGATCCATTTAAGTCTTCTACTTGGTTAAACCTAACTCCTATTACACCCCCAGTAAAAACATTTTGGGCATTATTATTTAGTGTTACAGTACCGGGGGTATTAGTAGTAGTAAGTCTATTAGCGTTACTACCTACACTAAAAGTAGTATTAACTGCTTCTGAAGATCTTAAACTTTTAGTAGCTATAGTTGAAGGTCCGCTTTCTAATTTTACTTTAGTAGGAGTAGGAGCTTCATAAAATGCTCGAAGACCAATACTTACAAGATTAGAATTAAAACTAATAGTAGCATTTCCAGCCTCCTCCTCTTGTATAAATTGCAGTCTTAATCTAAGAACATCACCTTCGAATAAAGATATGGTATCAGTTCCTATAAAATTATTCTGATTAGTAGTACCAAACCCAACTTCGTAATTTAAAACATTAGTTGGGCTATTATCAATCGGAAAAGTGTTACCTTGGGGGAGAAGATTATCGCTACTAAAATAATTATTACTAAAAGCAGTTATACTATCACTGATATCAACATTAACAGTAACAGCCTCCTGGGCAGATGATACCTTACTAGCTCTAATTCTGGCTTTAAAACCTACTATAGTAGCTCCATTAGGAATATTAAATTCACCCGGATTAAAATTTAATATAAGTTCATCACCATTACCAAAACCCGAAACACCTTGACTTCCCCCATTAGCCCCTATATTATTAATAGCATTTATAGCTGTACTAGATAATCCTGTACTAGCAGCTATATTATTATATAATACAAAATCTGTGTTTTCGATTGCCATCTTATGCTATTGTATTAATAGAGGTTATATTAGCCACAGTTATTGTATTAACATTTGTAATACTTGCTTTTGCTATACTATTTAATGATGTTAAGTTTGCGGGGCCAGATGCTGTTGTTTCAGTATATGTAAGAGTAATTGTAACTGCAAAATTTATACCTGATTGACTAGTTGTTGCTGAGCTTGCTGCTGTATTACCAAAATCATTAGTGTGTTCAACTATAGCACAAATAAAAGCATTATTATTTTGTATATCAGCATTTGCTGTTGAATTAAGATCAACATCATTATCACCTGTAGCAGTCCATGAATTATATTCACTACTATATGCTGTACTGTAGTCTATTGAAGAAAAAAATTCTGAGGTATTTAAATTAGAACTTCCATCCCCACCAAAAGCTGTGCTTTTTAAAACAATAACGTCAGCTGAATTATTAGTAACACCCCTAATGTTAAGTGAAGTATTAGATATTGTTCCTGTTAAACCACTAGTATCGAAATAAAGAAATGTTCTCCTCATATTATGAGTAAGAGAACCACGACCTGCTGTACCTGTATAAGATATAGAGGTAGATTGTTGGTTTGTCGGATTATTAAATACAGAACTACCATTTTGTCGGGCTGTTGCAAATGTTGTCGATGATTGACCAAGACCAACTCCTGTTTTAGATGTATTTAGTGTTGGCATTTAGGTAAATAATAAGTCGTGTGGTTAAAATAACAGTTTTCCGTAGGAGTTACGTTATGAGTATCGTAAGTAACATTAGGGATATTATAAAAGTTAGTAGATGATGGTTCGTTATTCCACCATGTAGATACACCTCCTACTTTCATTAAAGATGATAATGAAGAACTAAATTGATTCATACTATCATCACCCCAAGTATCATAAAATAATCCATCATAAGTACCTAGTTCACTTCGAACATCATACCAACTTGAAGTTACTATAGTAACATTTGGTTTATCAGCAGCCCACGCTTGTGCTCTAGGTATTATATCTGGGTGGTTTTCACAAATAGTGTGTGAATTAATAGAATGCGATTGAATATATCCCGCGGAAATACCCATACCAAATCCAATTTCTAATATATCACCTCCATTTTGGCATACATAAGCCGCAGAAGCAGACATAATAGGGTCTTCCCAATCCATCATTACTTGAAATTCATTACTGTCTTCGTTGTAATAAATCTTACCAGACTCAAAAGTTAATGTTTGATTTAAATAACTCATTATGCATGTACTATATGATCATTAGATGGGTTAAAGTAAATTTGCCCATTAGAGGCATCTAAGCAATACCCTATTACTCTAATAACATTACCTGTACTACCGGGGGCAGTACTAAAAGCAAATCCATTAGTGGTTTTAAGGAATAATTTATCACCTACTGCACCAGGATCATGGTCTAATGTTACCATACCTTTAAGCAACATACCATCACCATCAGATGTAGTTCCTAATGCTACTGCTAATAATCCTGTAGATTTAGTATTGTCTGTAGCATTTGATAATTCCCAATTACCACTAGAATTATAGTGATAGATTTTACCAGCATCCATACTAAGAGTACCTCCAAAGAAAACTACGTCACCTTGGTGATCAGCATCTGTTGCAGAAGTTTTAGCTAATTTATTAGATGTAACATCTATTGTAGTTGCGGTAATATCATCAAAAGTAACGTCAGAGGTTGT